CGGGCTCCACCGATCCCAGCGCCGTGCGCGTGGAGGGCGTGCCCGACTACCTCTGGCCCGAGGGCGTCATCTCGCAGAGCGTGGACGGCGGTGCGCTCGACGGCGCGCTCGTGACGTTCAACGCCGGGACGCTCGTCATCACCGGCATCACGGGCGAGTACGTCGAGGGCATGCTCCTGTGGGGGGCGTCCCGTGGCTGATGACTTCACCGAGGCGTTCGCGGAGTGGCTGACGGCCGCCGTCACCGTCCGCACGTTCCTGGGGCCCGGCCCGAAGGGTCCACGCTTCACGGACCCGACCAGTGTGGGCCCTGACGGCGACACTCCCGGCGTCATGGTGAAGGACGGGAACCGGCTCGTGCGGGGCTCCGACACTGAGGAGCGCATGTCGGACGCCTCCCTCGTGATGCCGCTCGCGCACGCGCACCACTTCGAGCCCGAGTCCGAAGTCACCCTCCCGGACGGGCGCGTGCGCGTGGTCACTTCCCGGTCGATGGACAAGGCCGACCTCCCTCTCGCACACTGCCGGGTGGTGCTCTCGTGAGGATGAGCGGAGCCCTGAACATCAAGGGCGCGTCGGATGCCGCACGTGACGCCGCATACAAGGGCCTCCTCCTCGGGGGCGAACTCGTGCTCGGGGACTCGAACGAGCAGATACCTCACGAGGACGGCGACCTGGAGCGCACGGGCGCAGTGTCCGGCGACCCGGCGGCCGTGAAGGTCGCTATCTCGTACCGCGACGTTGCCTACAAGGGCCAGGCCGTGGACCAGCACGAGAACATGACGATCAAGCACGACGACGGCCGCAACGCGAAGTTCCTGGAGAAGGCCCTGAACGCGAACCGCGATAGGGTGCGTGAGGCCGTGGCAGGGCAACTACGGAAGCGATTCGGGGGCTGAGATGGCGAACTATGAGAAGGCGCTCGTGCGGGGCGTGGGGGAGACTCTCGCCGCCGAGTCGAGCGTGCTGTCCTGGGTGGACCCGGACGGCGATGAGGTCTACACGGCCGCGCAGGCGGGGCTCTACATCGGGGCGGTTCCCTCCACTCCGAGCCGCGCCGTCGCGATGAACCCGTACACCGTGGCCATGCACCCGGTCCCCATCGTGGGCGTGCAGTTCCACTTCGCCGCCACCGACCCCGATGACCTCACGGAGATGGCGCAGGCGGTGTCTGACGTGCTGGAAGGGCGCTGGGGCGGTATGCTCGGCACCGTCAGACTCGTGGCCTCCGCGTGGCAGTCAGGAACTTCCCTCGGTCAGGACGCGAACGGACGCGAACAGCGCACCGAGAATTACTACCTGACCATCGATCGCTCGATCCCGAACAGATAGGAGGCCCTGGGATGGCCGCTACAACGAAGGTTCCCCTGGGAGCCGCCACCACGAACCGGAAGTGGTTCCTGGACGTGGAGGGCGCGACCGCAGACTCGTGGCTCGGCGTCTTCGGCATCACCGAGTTCAAGGACACCCTGGAGGCGTCCATGCAGGACGACTCCGATTTCGACGGCGAGGGCTGGCTGTCGGAGGTCAACACCGCGAACCGGTGGAAGATCGAGGGCAAGTGCATCCGCAAGACCCTCCAGGACACCCCGACCGCCTACGATCCCGGCCAGGAGAAGATCCGTCTGGCCGCGGGCAACACGGGCGTCGAGAACGTCCTGAAGATTCGCTGGTACGAGATGGAGCCGGGCGGCCCGCGCGTCGAAGCCTACGAGGGCTACGCCGCCGTGTCGTGGAGCCCGGACGGTGGTAACACCGAGGCCGTCTCCAGCGCGTCCTTCGTCCTCTCCGGGCGTGGCAAGCGCAACCCGATCACGCATCCCGCAGATGAGGGCGCGGGCGTCTGACGGTTCAGCGGCTAGACTGAGGGGGTCGTCCATCCGGGCGGCCCCCTTCGTCGTAGGAGCCATCCATGCCATTCGTTGACCTCTCCGAGTTCCTCACCGAGAACGACCTCACGATGCAGGGCCTCGGGCCCCGCGACTACGTGGTGCCCGCGCCGGACGTGGACACCGGCCTGCGCTACACGGCCCTGTCGAACGTCGCGATCAAGGTGAACAAGGGTGAGGCGGTGAGCCCCGCCGAGATGGCCTCGCTGAAACTGGAGGGCGCGGAGGAGCGGACGTTCGTCTCGCAGATTCTCTCCGACGCCGTGGTGGACCAGATGCGCGAGGACGGGCTCGCATGGCCTGCCGTCGTCCGGTGCGCGAACTATGCGTTCACCCACTTCGCCGTGTCGCCGGAGGCCGCCAAGAAGGCGTTCGAGGCGGGAGTCTTCTCGGGAAAAGCGCAGGCTCCGACGAATCGCGCGGCACGTCGGGGAACCCAGTCGGCCCCGCGGGCCTCGCGCGCTTCGAAGAACCCCCGGTAGATTCCGGTATCTCCTGGCTCACGATCCTGGAGGCGTGGCGGCTCGTGGAGGCCGACCTGCATGAGCGCTACGGCATCGACGTGTCGGACCCGGCTATTCGACACGGCCGCACGTGGCGATGGCTCCAGGTCCGCATCCTCGCGCTCCTGTCGGTAGACTCCCGCCTGTACCGCCACTTCAAGCCCCCGGAGAAGAAACCGAATCTCCGCCGATGATAGGAGCCCTCGCGCATGGATATTGGCACGCTCGTCGGGCACCTGGAACTCGACACTGACAAGTGGGAGGGTCCCCTCGCGAGCGTCGGCCAGAAGATGCCGGGGTGGATGGCGGCGGCTGGTGCCGGTGCGGCTCTGGCGGTCGGTGCGGCGTTCTCCGCCGCGCTGGGTAACGCGATCGACATTCAGGCGGGTAACGCTAAGGTCGCCGCCCAGTTGGGCCTCACAGAGGCGGAGGCGGCCCGTGCGGGTGAAGCGGCCGCCGGGGCGTACACGAACAACTTCGGTGAGTCCATGGAGGACGTGCAGGGCATCACTGCTGGCGTCATCGGCTCCATCCGTGGGATGCGCGAGGCGTCCGTGGACGAACTCCAGGGGATCGTGGAGAAGGTATCGACCCTCTCCGGCGCGTTCGGCATCGAGGCTGACCGTATCTCCCAGGTCGTCGGGCAGATGCTCTCGACCGGCATGGCGGCCTCCGCCGAGGAGGGCATCGACCTGCTGACGGCCGCGCTCCAGAAGGTGCCCCCGGCAGTCCGCGAGGACATTGTGGACGCCGTGGACGAGTACGGGCCGTTCTTCCAGCAGGTGGGCATCTCGGGTGAGGAGGCGATGAGCGCTCTCGTCGCCGCCTCCGAGAAGGGCATGTACGGCATCGACAAGACCGGTGACGCGGTGAAGGAATTCAGCATCCGCGCTACCGACATGTCGAGCACGTCTGTCGCCGCCTACGAGGCCGCAGGGCTCTCGGCGGAGGAGATGAGCGCGAAGATTCTCGCGGGCGGTGAGCAGGGCAAGGAAGGCTTCCAGCAGGTGATCGATGGGCTCCTCGGGATCGAGGACCCTGTGGCGCGCGCGAACGCCGCCATCGGCCTGTTCGGAACCCCCCTGGAGGACCTCGGAGTCAACGAGATTCCGACGTTCCTGGAGGGCCTGAAGGGCGTCGAGGGCGGGCTCGGTGACGTCTCCGGCGCGGCGCAGGGCATGGCCGACACGATGGGCGGCACGGTCGCCGCTCAGTGGCAGACCCTCCAGCGCTCGTTCGAGATGATCGTGACCACCGTCGCGGGGCAACTCCTCCCGGCGCTGACGCCGCTCCTGGAGTGGGCGGCACAGAACCCCGAACTGCTCTCCGCCGTGGCCATCGCTGTCGGCGTGCTCGCGGCCGCGTTCGGCATCCTCGCGGTCGCTCAGTGGGCGGTCAACGCGGCCATGTTCGCGAGCCCTATCACGTGGATCATCCTCGCCATCGTGGCCCTCGTCGCCGCGCTCGTCTTCCTGGTGGCCAACTGGGATGCCGTGGTCGCATGGATCACCGAAGTCTGGTCCGGCTTCGTCTCGTGGATCACCGAAGTTATGAACGGCTTCGCGACGTGGTGGCAGGAGATGTGGGCGGGCTTCGGGTCGTGGGTCACGGAGGTCTGGAACGGCTTCATCTCGTGGATCGTCTCCGTCTTCGAGGGCTTCGTCGGCTGGCTCACTGGCATCGGCAACGGCATCGCGACGTGGTGGAACGGGCTCTGGTCCGCGGTCGGCGCATTCATCACGAACACCTGGAACGGCTTCATCGGCTTCGTCCGCGGCGTGTTCAACGGATTCGTCGGCTGGCTCCAGGGCATCGGTAACGGGCTCGCCTCGTGGTGGAACGGCCTGTGGGCTGGCATCGGCTCGTTCTTCAACGACGTGTGGAACAACCTCGTGTCGTGGGCGACCGGGCTCGTCTCGGGATGGCTCGGCGGCTGGCGTGCCACGTTCGGCGCGCTGACCGGATTCTTCAGCGGCCTGTGGTCGGGGATCGTCTCCACGATCCGCTCGACCTGGGAGGGCGCGATGGACTTCCTGGGCTCCATCCCGGATCGCATCATGGAGTTCTTCGGCGGCATCGGGACCTGGCTCCTCGGTGCCGGTGAGGACCTCATTCAGGGCTTCATCGACGGCATCGGCAACATGATCGGTGGTGTCGGTGACGCCATCGGCGGCGTCATGGACTTCGTGGGCGGATTCTTCCCCCACTCCCCGGCGAAGTGGGGACCGTTCTCGGGCTCCGGCTGGACCGACCTCCTAGAGTCCGGTGGTGCTCTGATGGAGCAGTTCACGGACGGCATGCATGGCGCGAACCCGTTCACGGACGAGCGTATCCAGGCGGCCCTCTCTGGCGACTGGGGCTCCGACGCTCCTGCGCCCGTGGAGGCTCCCGAACGCGGCGCGACGCACTTCACCTACGTCGCCGCCGAGAACCAGTCTCTCAGCGACGAGGAGGCCCTGTTCGCGGCCCTCGGATCGCCCCGTTCCCCCTTCGGAGGTAAGTGATGGCCCGCGTACTCAACCTGGCGTCCCGTGGCGGTGCCCTCATCCTGGGGGAGGAGTCGGGCGTCAAGGCCGGTCTGAACGTCCGCGGCTTCGGCATGCCGGGCGTCTCCCTCCAGTGGTTCGAGGGGGCCGGTGAGGGGAAGACGTTCCGCGGCGGCCGCACCCTCTCCCGCGTGGTCGATATGCCCGTGAAGATCACCGGCAAGGGCCGGGATGACGTGCTGGAGAAGTACAGCGCCCTGGCCCGCATCATGCTCCTGGAGAACGCGCCGGTCGCGCTCACCCTCGAACTGGAGGGGGAGGGCTGGCGTGCCGACGTGGTGCGCTCCGGTGGCGGCGACTACGAGATGGGCACCGACACGGACGGCTCCACCTTCCTGAAGACGATCTTCACGGTGGAGGCCGGGGACCCGTACTGGACCCGCGTCAACTCCGAGGCTCGCGTCATCCAGCCTGGCGGGCTCGGCATCCCCCTGATCGGCCCCGGCCAGTCGCTCGTGCAGTTGCTCCTCTCGAACACGGAGGGCTCCGGCTCGGTGCAGTTCACGAACACGGGTGACGTGGCGGCCTGGCCGACGTGGCGATTCCTGCCGCCGTTCTCCGGCTTCCTGATGGCCCGCGACGGGCTGGTCCTGGAGTGGACTCAGCCGACCGTGAAGACGACGGGCTGGATCGACGTGGACACCACGGCGGGCACGATCACGGACGAGGCCGGGGTGAACCGTTACGACGGCCTGGAGCCCGCACCGAAGTTCTTCAGCATCCCCCGTGGGACCACGGACGCGCAGGTGATCCTCGCCGGGGCGACGAGCGCCACGAGGGTCAACGTGGCCTGGCACCCCCGGAAGGTGGTGCTGTTCTGATGCGCGTAGACGATCTGACGGTGGAGGTCCGCGACCGCACGCTGAAGCGCGTCGGTCAGGTGACTCCGGCGTACCTGGACCTGAAGGCCCGGACGAAGTGGTGCGGCGTGGGCGAGTGGACGGTCACTCTGCCGGGCGATCACCCGATGGTGCCGTACCTCTCCGAGCCTGGCTCCGGCCTCCTCGTGACCGGCCCGGACGGCGTGGTGACGCATCCGCCGACGTACACGGACTGGCGCGAGGAGGGGCGCAACCGCTTCGTGGAGCCCATCCCCGCGAACGACGCGACGTACCCTGTCGCGCGATTCAACCGCGAGTTCTTCACGGACCCGGTGGCCAACTACGTGCGCGGCACCGTGAACACTACCGGCTCCTCCTACTTCAACCTGACGACGGCCGCGAACCGCATCCCCGTCACTCCAGGGGAGCAGGTGGAATGGAGCGTGGAGGGCCGCCTCGGGGACACGGCGACGGCTGTCATGGTCCGCATCTACTGGCTCGACGCGAGCGGCAACTACATCTCGGGCACATGGTCCGATGGCTCCTACTTCGAGGGGAAGGACTGGGGCCGCTTCGGCGTGCAGGCCCCCGCCATTGAGGGCGCGGCCTACTCCGGCGTCTACGTGCTCATGTCCTCCTCGAACCCCCTCGGCGCGACCCTGGACATTCGCCGGGTCTACGGCGGCGCTCCCGGCGGCTACCTGGACGGCAACATGACGCCCGCCGCGCCGGACCTCCAGCGCTACCGCTGGCTCGGGGCGGTCAACGCCTCCCAGAGCGTCCTAGAAACGCGGCAGATGACGCGGGGCTCCTGGCGGGAGACGGTCTACGGGCCCCTCTGGTCCGGGCCCACCCGCACGCCCACCCGCGTCCGCAACCAGCAGAACCCGGACGGCACGTTCACGTTCAGCGGCGTCACCGACGAGATTCTCCTCCAGGGCGCGCGCGCGTTCCCGGACCCGACCATCGGGGACCCGCAGTTGTCCTCCCAGTCGCGCACGAATGACACCCGCACGGGAGCCACTGAGGCGCTCATGCGGCAGTTCGTGGCGTACAACGTGACGTTCGATCAGGCACCCCCGGAGCGCGTCCGCGGGCTCCGCAAGTACCTCGACTTGGAGGCCGTCTCGGGCGGCCGTGGGATCACCCAGTCGAAGTCGCCACGGTTCCAGAACCTCCTCGAACTCCTCCAGGAGATGGTCGCCTACGACCCCGACCTCGGATTCCGTGTCGTGCAGGTGGGCGGCAAGATCGAGTTCCAGGTGCTCGACGCCCGCGACCGCACGGCCTTCGTGCGCTTCGACGTGGAGAACGGCACCATCGTGTCGGAGGAGGTCCAGACCGGCGGTCCCGTCGTCACCGATGCCATCGTGGCCGGGCAGGGTGAGGGCAAGGCCCGCACCATCGTCCAGCGCCGCACCCCGGAGGCCATCGCCGCCGAGGAGGAGTGGGGAGTCGTCTTCGAGGAGTTCATCGACCAGCGCGACACGGACGACCTCGGGGAACTCCAGCAGTCCGGCGACGAGGCGCTCGCGGAGGGCCAGGGTGGCACGGCCGTCAAGATGGTCCCCTCGGACGACACGACGATGCAGGTGAACGTGGACTGGCGTCAGGGCGACGTGGTGACCACCGTCGTCTCCGGCGCTGAGACGGTCGCTCGCGTCACGGAGGTCGCCTACAGCGTGACCTCCTCGGGCGTCATGGCCGGGGCGGCTCTGGGCGACGTGTCGGGCTTCACGGCGAAGGATGCGGAGTCGTCCAAGGTGCAGTCGATTGACTCGCGCGTGTCAAACCTGGAGCGCGCGTCGGCGGGCCCGGTGGACTGGGCTCGGATCATCAACGAGCCGACCGCGTTCCCGACCACGTGGGACACCGTGTCGGAGAAGCCAACGACCTTCCCTCCGTCGTCGCACACTCACCCGTGGTCGCAGGTCACGGGTGCCCCGGTGACGGTCATCGGGGACGTGGACGCGGCCGCCCTGCCGAGTTCGTTCATCACGGGCGTGACGGTGGCGACGGCGGGCGCTGGCTTCCCGGCCTCCATCGGCACGGTGATGAACGTCCGGCATTCGGCCTTCCGGCAGTTCCAGTATCTCTACGACCGATCGGCGGCCGCGCGCGTCTGGTTCCGAACCTCGAATGGCGATACAGAGTGGCAGGCATGGCGGGAAATCATCACGGATGCCTCGCTGGTGCCGGAGCCCTTCAGCCTGGCCCGCACGGCCGACGTGAACGCCATCACGAGCACGTCGGTATTCGGCCAGGTGGTCAGCGGCATGAGCACGAACATCGTGGTTCCCGCGGGGCGCGCGCTCTGGGTGACGATCACGTTCGGCGCATGGGTCACCGCCACTGCCGGGGAGACGCGAGCAGGTATCCGCCTATCGGGGGCGACCGTGCTGGAGCCCCAGGACGGGATCACCGGCTCGACCTCATGGGGCCAGACGCTCTACGCCTCCGCCTCGGACGGGTCGGGAACGTTCCAGCAGAGCATGACGAAGACCGTGAAACTCCTCGCGGGGACGACGACGATAGAGGCCCGCGCCTATCAGGCGGGTGGCGGCACTCATCAGGTCAACTACCCCGTCATCGACGTTATCCCGCAGAGGTGGGCATGATGATCCGCGTAATGGGCGTGCAGGAGTTCGATCCCGACTTCGACCCTGCCCGTCGCCTGGATGAGCAACTCGCACCGTATTCGGCCTATGTCGAGCAGGTGATCCAGGAGGCGCTCGCCGCAGGCTACCCGGTCGATGTGACGTTCCCCGATGGGGGCGTGATGACCCTGAGCCTAGATGAGGCCGGGGAGATGGTCGGGATGCCGTCACCGGCTGACCCTGACCCCGTGGCAGAATGGCCCGTGACTGAGGAGGAGACAACACATGGCTGAGGCATCCTGGCCGTTCTACGGCGTGGAGACGAACGAGACGCAGTTCTCGAAGTGGGCGCGAGCGATGGCGTTCTCGGGGATCAATGAGGGCCTCGCCCTCACCCCTGGGACCGGCATGCAGGTCGTGATTGGGATTGGCTCCGGGCTCGTGCGCGGCGTCTACTACGAGAACACGACGGCGAAGACTCTCACGGTGGGCGCGGCTCCCGCATCGGGGACCCGGCTCGACGCCGTGATCCTCCGTCTCGACCAGACGGCGAACACGATCACCGCGGCGATCAAGGCGGGCACGGCGAACACGTCCGGCGGCTCGCTCCCCTCTCTCACCCAGAACGAGACGACCTGGGAACTCCTCATCGGAACCGTCACGGTGGCGGCAGGAACGGCCGCTGTGGCCTCGGGGCACATCAACGCCCTGAAGCCCTCCACCGGCCTCCGCGCGTACCCCTACGAGACGGCGAAGCGCCCGACGCCCTCCGAGGAGGTCGCGCTCGGTGTGGACACGACTCAGAAGTCCATCGAACTGTGGATCGCTGGGGCATGGCAGGAACTCACCACCCTGGCGAACATGTCCGGCACCCTCGCGGTCGCGAAGGGCGGCACCGGGGCCACGTCAGCCACGCAGGCGCGCACGAACCTCGGCGCGGCCGCCACGACGCACACTCACACGTGGGCGCAGGTGACGACCGGCAAGCCGACCGAGTTCCCCCCGGAGGCGCACAACCACTCCGCGGCCGACATTACGTCGGGCGTCCTCGCGGTCGCTCGTGGAGGCACGGGCGAGAGCAACGTGAAGGCGGCCCTTCAGGCGCTCGGCATCTTCGTCCAGCCGACCGCCCCGGCGCACAAGAAGGGCCGTGTCTGGATTCCCGGCACGGCCCCGGACTGAGCGGGGTAGACCATGGGATCGGCACGCGCTCCACTCTCCGGCTACGGGCCGTGTGAGGTCTACGGCAACGTCTATTACGTGTCGTACAACCAGGCGGGGAATTACTCCACGTGGTACTGGGAGATTCGCTATTACGGCAACGGTGGCGGCCAGTGGACGAACGGCACCTGCTACTGGTCGGTCGGCGGATTCGCGTCCGCGAGCGGCACGTTCACCGTCCCCTCGGGGAACGCCTACGACTCGTACATCGTGCTCCGCTCGGGGTACTTCACGAAGCCGCACAACGCCCAGGGCTACCTCATCGATCAGCAGAACATGGCGTTCTCCATCAACGGGAACGTCCACGATGGGATCGGCTCCGGCACGGCCTACGCGGACCCTGGGAGCGCCCCCCGCATCCCCAAGCCGCCGTCTCAGCCAGCCGCGCCGACGTTCGTCAGCGCGGAGCCGGACTCAATCGCGTTCAAGATCACGGCACCGTCCGACAACGGCGGGTCCGCCATCATCACCTACGACATTTTCGTCTATGACGAGGTCGCCGGGCCGGATGACGTGGTGGGCGGATGGCAGTCGGGCTCCTCAAACCAGACCACGGCCGGGAAGGTCGAACTCTCCCCCTCCACGAAGTACCGAGTCCGCTATCGGGCGAAGAACGGGATCGACTATGGCCCCTGGTCGGCGTTCACGATGATGGAGACGGAGGCGGGAGTCTTCGTCTCGGACGGCACGAACTGGATCGGGGCCGGGCCGCAGGTATCGGATGGCTCGGCCTGGGTCAAGGCCGGTCCCCAGATCAGCACCGGCACAGCATGGGAGGAGCCCATCGATGTCTGACATTCACGACTACCGGGTGAAGATCACGAGCCCGAGCGGCAACTCGGGCACGGAGATGCGCGTCCGTGCGCGCACCCCGGAGAACGCCGAGAAGCGCGCGCGCGGCATGGTCCGCGGCCCGTGGAAGGACGGCACCTACGAAGTCGAACAGATCGAGGAGGCCAGCGATGGCGAATGACGAGAACACGCTCACCGAGGAGGACGAGGCGGTGATCCGCGGGCTCCTGGAGGACCAGGCGCGTGCGGGCGCTGAGCGGCCTCTCCTGCCGCTCGACGTGGACATTGATGGGGATGGCATCGCGGACGCCTGGGGGCTCGGAGACGACGGCCAGGTGGTCCTCGTGCCGGGCGTCCCTCTCGACGCGACATGCTATGTCTCGGACGGCGATGACGTGCGCGGCGAGGACGGTGCCTGATGGTCACGTTCGTTGAGCGCGACGGCCAGCGCGTCACCCCGTGGATGGCCTACTGCATCGACCGGCTGAGCGCCGACATGCACAGCCTGTTCGGCGTCTGGGTGAGGGTCCGTTCCGCGATCCGCACCTACGAGGACCAGAAGCGCATCTTCCTGGAACGGTACGTCACCGCCGGGGACGTGAACGGTCGCCGCGTCTATGACACCCGCTGGTGGAACGGCCGCCTGTGGTATCGCATCTCGTCGGCTGGTACGGTCGCCGTGCCGGGCACGTCGAACCATGAGATTCAGGGCTCGAAGGCGGCCGTGGACCTCTACGACACCGGCTCGGATGGCGGGATCGCGACGATGGGCTCGGCCCGCTCGAACTGGCTCCGGGCGAACGCCTGGAAGTACGGGCTCGTCGCCTCTGGCTTCGGCTTCGGTGAGGCATGGCACTACGACGTGCTGAACATCTTCAACGCCGTCCCTGGCAAGCCCGCTGGGGGCGGAACCTCCACCCCGGCAAACCCTAAGAGAAAGAAGCGCAACATGTCCACAGGAGTCATTCACACCGACGACAAGTCCGACTCGAAGCGGTCGGGCGCGATCGTTGACTTCGAGGCGGGGACGTTCTCCCCCTTCGGCTGGTTCAGCGTGGCCTACGCGAACGGTGTGGCGAAGGGCTTCGGCCTGGAGGCATCCGGTCCCGTGACCCGTGGCCACTACGACGCGATCAAGGCCACGGTCGCCGCGCGTGCCGCCGCGATGGGCAAGGTCTTCGTTGACATTGCCGACGAGGACGTGCCGCAGATCAAGTCGTGAGCCGAGAGGGTCGCCGGGTAGAGTCTTCGCGGGCTCACCCGGCGGCCCTCCCTCACTTCATCCCCAGGAGTTTCACACCGTGACGGACGGCATGACCCCCTCCCAGTTTCAGATCCTCCGCGAGGACCTCTCGCAGATGCGTGTCGAGTGGAACCAGCGGTTCGATAACCTCGTGACCCGCGACACGTTCTCCGATGAGCGCCGCCGCGTGGATGGACGCCTGGAGGGGCAGGGCCGTGAAATCTCGACGCTCCAGAAGGACCTCGCCGCCGAGCACCAGGCGCGAGTGGCGGCCGAGACTACGGCCCTTCAGGCTCAGATCGCAGAGCGGAACGAGCGCGAGAAGGTGCGCCGCGCGACTCAGTGGCAATGGCTCCTCATCTTCGCGTCTCCCGCCGCGGCGATAGTCGTGGGTATCCTTGCCGCTCAGGCTGGCCTTGGAGGCACACAGTGAACGATGACCAGAACGCCGATCTGGAGCCCCGCGACCCCGCGGAGATTCTCCAGGAGATGCGCGAATCGCAGACGGCGGCCGGGGCGATAGTCCTGCCCCCCATCGAGGAGCCTCCGAAGCGTCTCGGCTGGGTGTTCACCGTCACGACGGCGATCCTCGTGATGCTCCTCCTCGGGCTCGGCGCGTGGTTCCTGGTGAACCTCGTGGACCGGAACGCCCGCTCGAATTCGGTCGTGGAGGAACAGCGCCTCACCATCTCCGAACTCACCGATGACCTCGTGGCATCCCAGGCGAACGCGCAGGAACTCTACGACCAACTGCTCGCGCTCGGTGAGGACCCGGACGGCACCGACCCGGAGGTACTCATCCCGGAGCGCGGCCCCTCCGGCCCCGCAGGTGAGCCCGGCACCCCCGGCGACGATGGCGAGCCCGGCGACCCAGGGGCCCCCGGTGCGCCCGGCGTCGATGGCGCTCCTGGTGAGCCCGGAGCGGATGGGAAGGACGGGCAGGACGGCGAGCAGGGCTCGGCAGGCCCCGCAGGTCCTCAGGGCCCCACCGGTCAGACGGGCGCTACCGGCCCGCAAGGTCCCGCTGGCCCCGCATGCCCTGACGGCTACACTGGCACCGCGACAACCGTGCTCGTGGAGGACCCGGAAACGGGCGTCCCTACGTCCCAGCCTGCGTACCTCTGCACGCTCACCCCAACACCGACACCGACCCCGTAGGAGGTCAGCATGTTCTCTCGACTCGCCGCATGGTTCACCCCGGAACGCCGCCAGGCGATCCAGGTGTGGTTCGGCTCCCTCGCCCCTCTCGTGATCCTCGCTGGCCTGGCCTCGCAGGATCAGGTCGAGCAGGGGCTCATCATCATCGGCGCGATCCTCCAGTTCGTCGCCTCCGGCCTCTCGGTCGTGAACGCGAACTGGCGTGACGCGGTGGGCGTCCTCCGTGGTGCGATCTACGCGCTCGCGGCGACGGTGGCCCCGGCTCTGGTCCTCCTCGGCGTGTTCTCCGAGGACGTGTCCACCGCGCTCCTGACTGCGCTCTCGCTCGGCCTCTCCTCGCTGTCGAGCCTCCTGGCCATCTTCACCGTGTCGAATCAGACGACGGCGGCCGCACGCTCCGACCTGGCCTCCGTGGAGGCGGCCGCGGCACGTCACGGCGTGCTCCCCAGTGACCTCACCCGCGAACAGTACAGGGATGCCCAGCCGGAATAGGCCCCCATCCGCGCCACGCGGGCGCAGGAACGACGAAACCCCCCTCCCAGGCAAGGGAGGGGGGTTGACTCGTTTTAGGCCCGCAGGCGGGCGCACAGCGCTTCAGACGCGCAAGGGCTCCAGGTCGAGCACGGAGATGACGATGCGGGAGGGGCGGCCACGCTCCACCCAGTCGCCGCGGTGGAGCGCGAGGGACATGCCGCCGGGGGCTCCGAAGTGGGCATAGTCGTTGTCGAGGCGCTCCAGGTGGAGGGCGTTCAGGGGGGCCTCCTCCAGGATCGCGTCCGGGATAACGCTGAGCGCGGCCGCGGCGAGGTCCTCGGGGCTGGCCTTGTAGTCGTCACCATCGCGCTCGTGGAGGCGGCGGTTCAGGGCCCGGATCGCTTCGGCGGCGTCGGTGATGGTCTGGGGGTCTGCAATGGTGGCCATGGTCAAATGAGCCCTTCACGGTGTAGTCGGATGATGGTCGGTTTGCGCACCTTGTCCCGGAGCATCTTCGAGACGGCGTTGCCGGTGATCTTGTTGCAGTCACCACAGACGGGGCGGAGATTCTCCCAGCGGTACGTGCCGCCGAGGATGCCGGGCACCTTCCGGTCGGCCTCCACCATGGAGATGCTGAGCGCGCGGTCGCACCGGTAGCAGGGGCACGTCTCCCCATCTCCGAACTCATCCACGAGGCGCTGTTTCCGGCGTCGGCGCGTGGCGGCGTTCCCTCGCTCGTTGCGGTTCGTGGTGCCCCGCTTCGTGGTGGACTTCGGCCAGCGAACGATGCCGTCCGTGTGGTCCTCGTCGTGATGGGCGTGGAGGACGCACCCTGGAGCGCCGCACATCAGAGCGCGTCCATCGCCATCAGGAACGCGATACCGGCGAGGCTGACGGCCGCGCACGTCCCGCAGATGATGAACGCCCAGAGGGGCCCGAAGTTCTCCAGCGGGCCCTCCTCCCGGAGCGGGGTGACGACCTCTGCGAAGTGGAGCGGCGGCTTCAGCATGGTCACGGCGTGGCGGGCGACGGTGCTCGTCTGGTCATCGTCCCAGTGGACCACGAGGGCGCTGGAGCGTTCCCGGCGGAGCATGGGCCGGTGGTCTGCGACGACTCGCCCCTTGCGGCGGTCGCGGCCCCGGACGATGGCCCCCTCCCAGGAGTCCGTGCGGGTCATGCGTTCACCCCGAGGAGGTCCAGGGCGTGCTCCAGGAGGCTCGTGAACTCGTCGCCGGGGATGCGGTCGGCCTGTGCGCTCCCGCCGCCGTCGATGCGGTTCAGGTGCTTGCCGGTGGTGGTGCTCCAGTCGTTCACGCGGACGACGCGCTTGCCTCGGAAGGTGAAGGCGACGGGCGTCTCGTATGAGAACCAGATCGTGATGCCGGAGAGGGTGAGGGTCGTCTCGTTGGGCGTCTCGCCCTTGCGGAGGCTGATGGAGTTCATGGGGTCCGATCCTTTCGGGTGGTGGTTGTGGTGTCACAGTAGCACCGTGCGCCCGTGGGTCACAATCCCTCGGGCGCACGGCGTGTTCAGACTCGGGTCCGCTTCAGGGTGACGCCCGCGTATCCGACGCGGTTGCCGTTGGAGTCGATGAGGTCGATGCCGCGCCCGGTGGCGATGCGCGCCCCGTTCTCCGCGAGTGCGCCTCCCTCGATCTTCGCGGCCGCTTCCCGGAGAAGGTTCCCGATTTCGAGGTCCCCGAATCCGTCGTTGAATGCGGCACCTTCGAGGTCGATGGTGAGGGTGAGCGTCTTGCGCTGAATGGTGGCCATGGTGTCCGGTCCTTCCGGTGGAGGGCCCCGTGTGGGCCCCGCGTGGTTACACAGTAGCACCCCTGGCCGTGGGGTGTCCAATCACGAAAAAGAGGGCCCGTGCGTCATCCCCACAACGCACGGACCCTCAGCCCCAGAGCCCCGTCAATCGAGGTCGAACAGTGGCCGTCGCCCCTGGTCATCCATCGGCTCGACCCGCGAGGAGTCGTGCACATCGACGGGGTGATAGCGGCGACCATTCCAGACGATGAACTCGCCGTCGATGGTCGCGTGAACGTCAGGCCCCAGCACGAGATGAGCACCCTGCCGGAAGGGGAACCCTACCGGACTCGTCTCGGCATCCCGACGCCCCTGCGCGACGGTGGCGCGTCCCTCCACGTGCTCGGGTAGCACGTAGACGGAGCACCGCCCCCGCTTCAGCGTCAGACGGGCGATCATGCCCGCCTTGTGGAGGTTGGACAGGCCCCCAGTAACCTGCCCATGGTGGAGCCCCGCGGCGGTCCCCAGTTCCCGCCACGTGAGCCCCTCCGCCCCCGCCTCCGCGAGGGAGTCCAGGAGGACGGTCTGGCGGGCCGTGGCCGTGCCGTCGCGTGCCTCTCGGGTGGCGCGCTCGTGTGAAGCGCTGGACCCGCTGGAGCCCTCCGTGCCGCCGTACATGAGCGCGCCCCCGGTCACAGTGACACGCTCGCGGATGCCTCGGAGGCTTCGCTGATCTGGTCGTCCCAGTGCTGGTCGCGGCGCGAGTTCCAGTCATCCCACTCGGATTCGGCGTCGTCCTGCGCCTCCTGCCAGCGCTCCACGGCCGCGTCGTAGTCGGACTCCTCCTCGAAGTCGGCGGCGTCGGGCTCGGGCTCCGTCGTCTCGTTGAGCGGCTCCTCCTCGTCCCACTCCTCGACCTCCAGATTCTCCAGAGCGCTCAGGGCCTCCTCGGCCTCCTCCAGCCACTCCTCGAACTGGCTGTTGCCGTTCTCCCAGGCGTCGAGCGCCTCCTGCCGGGCGTCCCGGTACGCCTCCAGCGCCTCGCGGAACTCATCCACGGCGGCGGTCAGGCCGTCATAGTCGTGGGCCTCCAGCGTGCCCAGCGTGGCGTTGAAGTCCTCCTGCGCCGCCATCGGCTCGGCGTTCAGGCCGGTGGCGAGTTCGGAGGGGCGGAACGGGTGCTCCACGCAACGGACCTTCGGGGTGCGGGTGCGGAATCCGGGCTTCGCCCAGAGGTACGGGTCGCCCTTCGGGATCACGTGCGTCGGGGAGTGCCCGCAGGTGTGTTCCTTGTTGGACCGCTGGACGCGGTGGACGCGGGCCATCAGGACACCCGCTCGAAGTTGGTCGCCACGCGGACGCGGGAGATGTCGGGCTCCGCCATGCGGTCCAGGAACTCGCGGTTCGTGAGCGCGGACTGGCCGAGTCCGCCCTTGCCGGTGAAGAACCAGCGGCCGCCGACGAAGATCGCGGCGTAGTCGAACGTGCGGGTCACGTGCTCGTCGCGCCGGATGCCCTCCACGAACTCGATGGTTCGGGTGAAGGTGACGACGGTCCCGGACTTGACGCCCTTCGCGCGTCGAATCTCGCGGCTCAGGGTCTTGACTGCATCGGTCATGGTGCTTGCCTTTCAGAGTGATGGATCATGCTTGTTCGGAGTGTGGTCGATGGCGTCCCAGGGGGACGAGTGCGTGAGCACGTGCTGACGCTTCGGGGGGAGTGTGTCCTGGAGCACGAGCCCGTAGGTGAATCCCCGCATGTAGGCGTCGAGAGCCCACGAGCGCTCGCGTGGTGCGGGCCCCTCGCGGTAGCGCGCGGCGAGTGCGTCGAAGATCGGGGTCCGGCTCCGGCGGCTCACTCGAACGCCGCCTCGATAGCCTCGTGTGCTAGGTGGCGGAGCATGTCCACGCGGGTCGCGCCGAGGAGGGCGAACGCGGCCATCACGTCGGGGGCGATGGCATCCACTCGGACGGCAATGTGCCCGAGGAGTTCGTCGGCATTCTCCGCGAGTGACGCCGGGGACACGAGCGATTCGAGCGTGCCGCGGGCCTGCGCGTTAGGGATGATGGTCTGCATGTCGGTCCTTCCGATTCGCACCCCCGTTGGGGTGACATGTGCCAACCTAGCACCCGTGGCGGGGTGAGCACCAGCCCAGGCGGGCTACGGCGTGTTCAGCGGGTAGACTGACCCGCATGACAGCCGACCTCCACCCGTTCGATGATCGGGCTAAGCCCCTCCCCGAACTGGCCGATGAGGTCGAGCGCGCGGAGGGTGCCCTCGCCTGGTGGAGGTCCTGCCGGAACGACGCGATCAACCGGCGTCTCGATGAGGGCGCTACGTGGGATCAGGTACAGGACGAGGCTCGGGTGAGCCGGGCGACGGTGAGCGCCGCACGCCGCGCCGCGGCATCTGCCTGACCCGTTCCGCCACCTGCGCGCGCTCCACCCTGTAGCCGGGGTGACCGCCCCGCTGAGGCCGCTCCGTGTCTTCCCTGACGTGGGAGCGGATGAGGTTGTGTTCGGCCCAGTAGGCGACCGTGCGGCGCGCGATGCCGAACTCCTCCGCGGCTTGCTCGGGAGTCAGGAGGATCATCGGTCGGTGACCTCCAGCCACAGGCCGGGCTCGGCGGAGAGTGAGCCGAGGCCCCCAGCCCACGTCTCGTCGGTGTGCCAGCGGACGATCCGGGCGTCATCCTGGACGATCCCGGAGGCGGTGAGGGCGTCCCCCACGGCGCGCTGGAGTTTGTCGAGGTCGGGCGTCCCTCCTGGATAGTCGGGGTACTTCGTCGTCTTCGGCTTCGGCATCTGGAACACGGCCGAGATGGCGACGTAGGGCCCGAGGGGTCCCTCCATGCCGAGCGCGTCCATCTCGGCGGCGACAGCGGCGCTCACGGCCTTGCGCCAGCGCTTCAGGCCCTCGGAATTGTGGGAGTGGAGGACGGCGCGAGGTCGGCCCTTCACGAAGATGACGCGGGGGATGAGTGAGCCCTGCTGGACGGGGGTGCCGGGGATGAACAGTCGCATGGTGTCTCCAGATACAGAGCGAGGGCGGAGCCACGTGGACCCCGCCCTCGCGTGTCGGTCAGAACGGGGTGTCGTCTCCGAACGATCCCGGCGTGCTCCAGGCGTCCTCGGTGGACGATCCGGGAGTGCTCCACGGCTCATCCGTGACGGCCTGCTGGGCCTGGCGTGGTGCGCCCTGCCCTCCCTGGCCCTTCGCGGCGCGCGTCACCTGTGCGGTCGCGTAGCGGAGGTCGGGACCGATGGCGTCGATTTCGAGTTCGATGCTCACGCGGTTGTTGCCCTCGCGGTCCTGGTAGGAGCGCTGGGTGAGGCGTCCCTGGGCGATCACGCGGGAGCCCTTGTGGAGCGATCCGGCGACGTGCTCAGCGAACTCCTGCCAGACGGATGCGCGGAGGAACAGCGCCTCGCCGTCCTTCCACTCGTTCGCCTGGCGGTCGAACGTGCGCGGCGTGCTCGCGATGGTCATGTTCGCGACGGCGCGGCCGTTCTGGGTGTAGCGCAGTTCAGGGTCGGCGGTGAGGTTCCCGACGACGGTAATGACAGTTTCTCCGGCCACAATGGCCTCCGTTTCGTAGTGGTGATTCGTGGTGACAGTCTATCCCGTGGAGCGTGCTGATCGCGCCTCCTCCTCGGCCTGCCTCACGAGGGCGTCGAAGTTCTCCGGCTTCGGGGCCCCGTACTCCCTCGGGAGCGGGTTTAGGGCTCGGTGACGCCGGACCTCGCGCTCGGCCTCCTCGCGGACGATCCGGGCTCCTCGGATGACGTGCGCGGGCTGGAGGTAGTCCGTCGAATCGCGGAAGTGGCGGATGACGGCCTCGCGGCACTGGTCGAACGTCCACGGGGTGCTATCGAACACGGAGGACCATGCGGCGATGGTGGAGTCCTCCACGCGCCGGTTGTCGAACGTGGCGATGACGGCGAGCAGGCGGATCACGTCGGCGGGGCTCACGCCTCGACCGCCAGGCGCTCAGGCTCAGCCTGCGTCTCCATCGCCTCCGCCTGGGCCATGAGTCGGCGGAACCGTTCGTCGGGCGTCTCGCGGGCCGTGGACGCGCCGGAGGGTGCGCGCCGGTCATCCCATGAGCGCCGGAGCCAGTTCCGCCACGTGCCGGGCCAGTCGAGTTTCGTGCCCCGCTGGCCGGGGATGCCGCGCCAGTAGTCCACGAAGCGCTCGGTCTGTTCCTTCGCCCATGGGAGGTCGAACCCCTTCTCGTGGCACCAGGCCCACATCTCGGCCGTGACGATGAATGGCTCCGGGATTCTCGTCGCGCGTGCGCGCTTCTCTCCTCCTGCGTTAGCAGGAGGTTGTTCTAGTGGTGCTTGTTCGTCTGCACCACGTGCAGGGGGCCCCTGCATCTCCTGCACCCCCCCCTGCATCTCCTGCCGGGGGGTCGCGGTGGTGTGGAGGCGGTAGAGGTTCGAGGTCTGACCGCCGTCCGGCGCGGCCCTCCTCAGCGTCTCCACGAGCCCGAGCCCTTCGAGGTCCCGGAGGGCCTGGCGTGCGCTCCGCTCGCTGATCTTCGCCCGCTTCGCGATCTTTGGGATGGCGGGCCATGCCGTGCCCTCCCGGTCGGTCCATGTGCCGAGCGCGGCATACACGACGACCATGTGCAGGGTCACGTCCTCGGCGGCGAGCATCCAGTTCGGAACGGTGGTGTATCCGCTCGTGCTATCGTTCATGCGTTCTCACTTCGTGGTTGTGGTGAAGCACCCAGGGCAGGGCATCTCTGGAGCGTAGGCCCCCGGTTCGGAATCTTCCAGCCGGGGGCCTTTCCCGTTCCCTCATCGCTCGTAATCGACGGGTGCCACGGTCGCAGTTTCGCCAGCGCGGAAGCCCTGCGCCGCGTAGATGAGCGGGCCCTGGACGCTGAGCGGGAGCCCCTCGCCGTAGACCTTCTGGAACCGCTCCTCGTCGGTGAACCGGGGGAGGACCTTCCGGCGCTTTGCACGCGACACGGCGCGCAGGAACTCCTTGTGGAACTCTCGGAGTCGCTCCGCGTGCTCCTCTGGCACGTCGAGCGCCCGCGTGGGGGACTCCATGGCGAACACGGTCTTGCGCGTCACGCCGAGCATGGTGGCGACTTCCTCGGCCGCCAGGCCCATGCCCTCTCGGAGCGTCTTGAACTCTGCTGGGGTCATGTCCCTTGCCTTTCTCGAATTGAACTGGACACGTGCCACATTAGCACCTATGCTGGAGGGACAGGCCCCCAGGGGCACCCCAGCCGGAAGGACCGAGCACATGAGCAACACCCAGGATCGCGTCACTCGGGATCGCATCACGACGTTCCCCATCTACCGCGACGGCTACCCGTTCACCATCCGCGAGGTCCACGACGGTGACCTCCTCGGCATGGTCACCCTCCGCGGCGAATCGGGCGAGGTCACCACCTGCGCCTCCGAGGTCCCCCGCCGTCTCTACCGGATCATCTGCACCTGGCCGAACGGCTCCGGTGGTCCGATCACGGGCTCATTCACCCAGCCCCTCGAATGGACGTGGACCGAGGCTCAGGAGTGGATCGCGAGCGCACGTGAAGCCAACTCCGCCCTCACCTTCACTATCGAGGTCGCCCGGTGATCCTCTGGGCCCTCGTCCTCCTCGTCGCGTCCGCACTCGCGGGCGTGCTCAACCTGACCGTGCTCCATGACGGGGAGGTCGCATTCGCGGCCCTCCTCGGGGGCCTGGTCGCCATCGCCGCACTCGCGGCATCCATCCGAAAGGTGAACCGATGAAGAATCAGCCCACTCCCACCCGTGAGGCCCAGCGGGACGCGAAACTCGACCGCTACGACGTGTCGTGGGGCGGCCGCATCCTCCGTGCCCTCCAGGGCCGGAAGGTGTTCGAGGGCATCGACGCGGAGCGCGACCCCGCGGCCGCGAACCGCCTGGCGAAGCGCCGCGCGAAGAACAAGGTCGCGAAGGCGTCACGGAAGGCGAACCGATGAGCGAGGTCGCAGAGGTCCGCGCGGCCGTAGAGCGCGCCGAGAGCGTCGAGGCCGTCGTCACCCAGGAGGAGGTCGATGCGGCGCTGGTGGAGGCGGAGGCCGCCGTTGACACGGTGCTGGAGGTCCGGGACATTCCCGGCGTCCTCACCATCGCGCACTCCGACGACATTGAGGAGTGGCGGCGCGTGCGCTCGCAGGGCTCCATCATCTCCGCGACGGCCATGACGACCGTGATGGGAACGAACCCGTTCTCCTCGGTGATGGACCTGTGGCGGGAGCGCATGGAGGGCAAGCGCCCGGTGTTCTCGCGGTTCAGCCTCACGGTGATGAACTACGGCACCCTGGCCGAGCCGGAACTCCTCGCGGAGGCGAACGAGCACGTCGAGAAGAACGGCCCGCACGAGACGCGCCCGTTCGTCCTCACTCACGGCTTCGTCGTGTGGGAGATGGATCACCGGTTCGGCTCCACTCCCGACGCCTGGCGGCACGTGGACCTCCAGGACGACGGCTCATGCACCCTCGAACTCGCGGAGTTCAAGACGGGCTCGAAGTCGTGGCGGAAGACGCCCCGGAGCAAGCCGGTCGTCCCCGCGAACTACTTCGATCAGGTCCAGTGGCAGATGCTCACCACCGGGGCGGAGCGCGTCCTCGTCATCTACCGCCAGGTGAAGCGCGACAAGCAGGGCAACGTCGTGGAGATTCTCGGGCATGAGCGGATCTGGGTCGAGCGCGACGAGAAGCGCATCCTGAAGATGATCGAGGCCGCGAACGCCTGGCTCCAGGATGAGGCCGACCTCGTGCCCCCGATGACCTACGTGGACACCGAGGACCAGTTCGATGACGCGCCGGAGGTCACGGCCCGCAAGGGTGCGATCCGCGAGGCCCTCTCCACCATCGCCGCGGCCGACTCGGTGCTGGAGCGCACGGAGTACCAGAACGCCGTCACCCAGCGGGAGGAGGCGCTCGCCACCCTGAAGGGCATCATGCGGCAGGAGAGCGGCCGCCAGGTGCTCCTCCGCGAGGGCGGTTATGGTGCTACTCTGTCACGTAGCACCCGCACCGGATACGACGCGAAACTCCTCACGGAGAAGCAGCGGGAGCGCATCCGCACCACAACCACCGTCGAGAGTCTCCGCGTCACCGCGGAGAAGGGAGAGTAACGCCATGGTCGAGCAGACCGAGAACAGCATCATCGGGCGCGTAGGGGTCGCCGTTCAGGAGGTCCCCGCGAGGGGCACCCTCACCCCGGCCCAGGTCGCCGCGCTCCTCGGGGCGATCAACCCGGCGCGCGTCCTCCACCTGGACGGCAACTCGCACGTGTCCCAGCAGGACATTCGAGCGCACCTGATCCGCGTCTTCGGCTTCGGGGGCTACGACCTCGACGTGGTGAAGACGGAACTCGTGTTCGAGGAGGGATCGGAGCGCACTCGCAAGCGTGACGGCAAGACCTACTTCGGCTGGGACGTGTGTTATCGGGCCCTCGTGCGCCTCACCGTGCGTAACCCCGATGGGGAGTACGTCGCCCACTACGAGGACGGCTCCACCGCCACGGCGCAGGGCCAGCCCTCACGGGGTGACGCGCACGACCTCGCGTACAAGTCCGCGATCAGCCTCTCGGTGAAGCGCGCCGCCATCGCCCTCGGTGACCAGTTCGGCCTCAGCCTCTACAACAAGGGCCAGCAGTCGGCCCTCGTCGGCGGCACGATGGTCGGCCTCCCCCCGGCACAGACCCGCACCGCGGAGAACGTGCAGGAGGGCATCGAACAGCAGGTGTCGCTCGGCAACGACGAGGTGGACCACGCCCCGGCCGAGGAGTCCGAGCCCGTCGTGAATCAGACGACCGGCGAAGTGGAGGGCGCGACCGACTGGCTGAAGGCCATCCGTGAGGTCGCCCTGGACGACCCGGAAGCGCCCGAGAAACTGCGCGCCATCTGGGAGGCGGCACGTGACCGGAACGAACTCTCCCAGGCCGTGAAGTCGGCCGTTCTGGAGCGCAAGCAGGCCGTCGATGCGGCACCGAAGACACCGGCCCCGGCACCCGCCGAGTCCGGCCAGGAGGCTCCCGCCGCGGAGCCCACGACCACGGAAGCAGGAAAGTGATGGGACTGTTCACCCGCAAGCCGAAGGACGCCCCCGCCGAGGAGCCCGTCGAGGACCTCACGGACCCGGAGGCGTTCCTGGCGCATCTCGTGGAGGTCGCCACGATGGGCGCGATGGAGGGCTCCGAGGAGTCCGCTCAGCGCACCGCGTCCCACCTGGCGACGGACATGGAGGGGCACTCGCACATGGTCCTCGCCGCGGCGCTGGGCATGGCCGTGATCGCGGAGGGTGCCGCCACGGCCGCGGCGATCAAGCGCAAGGCGTTCGACGCCTTCGCACAGATGATGGACTCACTGGCCGAGGAGGAGGGGCAGGAGCGCCCCACAGACCTCCTCGCGGATGATGAGCCCACCACGGCACCCGAGGCCGCCAGCGAGCCGCAGGAGGCCGCTGAGAAGGTTTGGCCGGAGGACAGGCGATGAGCGCTGGAGGGGATCGGGCTTACCGCTCGGTCCCCTCCGACGTGCTCCCCCGCATGGAGTACCTCATTCGGCAGAGGTACGAGCAGATCGACCTCTACGAGGAACAGATTCAGGCGGCGGGAACGTCGGATGCGCAGTACGATGCGGCGAAGGAAACGATCAAGATGCGGAAGCGCCTCCTCGACGGGGTGAAGACGAACGCGGAGGCGGAGACGTGGGCGAAGGTGGACCCGGAGGTCGTGGAACTGGACACCCAGCGCCAGGTGACCGCGGGCCTCGCGAAGGCCACGCTCCTGAGGATCGACAACCTCGACACGGAGATTCGCATGCTCCACTCGCTCCTGGTGAAGGAACGGGACACGGATCGGCTGTCAGCCCAGCACGGCCCGGCGTGAAGTGGTTGACCGCAGAGGGCTCCCGGCGTGCTCACGCGCTCCGGGAGTCCCCTGCCCGCATCCGGGTCTCCTCCGTCCGCATGAGTATGTGCGGCCGCATCGCCTGGCATCTCCACGGGCGCACCGCCCCGGAGGACATGCCGCGTTGCCGGGGGTGTCACACCGCCCTCGCAAGACGTGCTACTGTGTAACCACACGGGGGAGACGCCCCCACCATTCGGAAGGACCGAAACCATGAACGACCAGGACCGCACCCAGGAAGCCCGCGACTACCAGCCCCAGGTCGGGGACGGCATGACGCTCTGCTACCCGCAGGACTCGTACCCCTACGTCATCACCCGCGTCAGCCCCTCGGGCAAGACGGTCTGGGTGAAGCCGCTCCAGATCGTGGACAAGACCACCGGCCACGAGCCCGCACGATTCGATGGCCCGTTCCCCGTCTGGTCGCACACCTACACGGACGAGGAGCGCGCGAGCATGATCGTGGAGAACGCCCCCGAGCGCCAGGTGAGCCGCTCCCGCGATGGCCTCTACTGGACCAGCAAGGGCACCCCGTTCGCGCGCGGCGGCGCGGTCTACCACCGCAACTACTCGTACTGACCACTCACCGGGGGCCCTCCGGGGCCCCCTCAACCACGAAAGGGGTCCCCAGTGACTCGCACCATATCCCTGCCGTTCTTCACGGCGAAGGAAGCCGCGACGGCCGTCCTCCCCCACGTCTCGAATGACGACGTGACGCCCGTCCTGACGCATGCGGTGATCCGTGAGCGTCACCTGCTCGCGACCGACCGCTACACCGTGGGCGACTACGACCTCGCGTTCGCGGAGCGCCCGGAGGAACCGGCCTCGAAGGACGAGAAGGCCCTCCGGGGCTATGCCTCCCTGCTCGATGACTGGGAGCGCCGCGCCGAGGTCCGCTACACCCAGAACGATGAAGCCGACGACTGGGACGAGCAGTTCTACATTCCACGCGCCGCGCTCGCCCGGATCGCGACCCTCAACGAGCGCCAGAGCACCGTCTCGCGCGACATGCTCTCGTACTCCCGCGTCACCATCACCGAGGGCACCATGGGCCCGGCAGGGGCCCCCACGCTCACCACGACGGTCGGGGTCCACGACGGCGACGTGGAGGTCTTCCGCCAGGTCTTCGTCCGGGCACGCTTCACCACCTACCCGCCGGTCTGGAAACTCCTGGCCGACTGGAAGCCGCAGGAGGAGGGCGCGCCGACGTTCGGGCTCATGCCCGAGCACCTGCGCAAGGTGTTCTCCACGGTGCCGAAGTACCAGCCGTTCAAGATCACCGCCGGAGCCCCCTCGAACGGGCACAAGCAGGGCCCGATGATGGCCGAGGTCGGGGAACACTTCCGCGCCCTCATCCAGCCCTCGCTCATCCTCCGATGACTCCACGCCCCCGCCCCTTCCCGAAACTCACGGTCGCCAGGATCGCGAAGCGGGACGGGGCGGTGTGCGCGGCCACGGGCGTCACCGAAGGCCTCAGCATCCAGCACCGGTTCGACAAGGGCATGGGCGGGAGCGCACGCGCAGAGCGCCCCTCGAACGGGATCATCCTGGAGGTCATGCTGAACGTCCGGCTGGAGCAGGACGCCCGTGAGGCGGAGCGCGCTCGCCGCATGGGGTGGAAAATCTCGAAGTACGACGACCCGACCGAGATTCCGTTCTGGCATGCGCCCTCGCAGACGTGGTGGCTGGCCGACGACGAGGGAGGGAAGACGCCCGCACCCCGTGAGGTCGTGATCGCGCACCTGGAGCGCTTCGCCCCCTACGTGGAGCCCGCGAACCCGCCACGCTACGAGGGCGTCCGGCTGGGCTAACCACTCCCCCGCATGGTGTGCTACTGTGTCACCTATGCGGGGGAGATGCCCCCCACCGATGGGAAGGACCCAGACCATGAATAGCAACGACAACATGAGCCAGGCCGACTACGAGATGGTCTGCGCGGCCCAGTGGAACGCCGACCCCAGCGTCCCGGTCGAGGACCGGTTCGAGGAGGTCTACGCCGACGAGACGAACGACTGCACCGCCGGGGCACGCGCCCGTGAGTGCGCCAAGAGCCGCGACCTCGTGTGGACCGGCCCCCACAACCTCCAGGAGGACTACGCCCGCCACGGCAACGCCTGGCCGTTCTCCGGCGACCACCTGGGGACCTACGACGTTCGCGAGGAGTACGAGAACGGCGAGCAGGGTGACGTGATCGGCCGCGAGCGCATCGTCAAGGGTGCTGGCGTCCTCTGGGCGTAGACTCCCGTCACCGCGTCCCCAGCGCGTAGGCCCCGACCTCATCCCCCCGAGGTCGGGGCCGCTTCACTTCCCAGCGGCCTTCGCGGCCCGCTCCATCGCCTTCGCGCGGTTCCCCTCACGCTCAGCCACCTTCCACTGCCCCGTCGCCGCCACGAGGGCCTCACGGGCCGCTCCGTACAGGTCGTGGTCATGCACGGCGAGCGGGTTACGGATCGCACCGGCAGGCATGGAGTGGAAGACGCGCGCGCCGCCTTGACCATTCGAGCGCGTGGCGCGGACGCCGACCTTCGCCACGTGCGGCTGGAGACGCTGGAGCATCTTCGAGCGCTCGTGGTTGTACTTCGCCCGCATGCCCGTCTTGCTGGTGTTCTCCTTGTGGTAACGGATCATCGGCACGATGGCGGCGGTGGAGCCATCGGCGCGGTCGCCGTACTGGAGGCTGTGCGTTATGTCGTCCTCGTAGGGCCCGAACCACTCCTCGCGTCCCTCCCCGACGCGCTCGATGAACAGCGAGTAGGGGAAGCCGGGCCGCGCGATCTTGAACTCGGGCTCCGGGATGGAGGAGAGTTGCGCCCCCACGGTGCGGGCGTTCGTGGAGCGCGAGACGGCCGTGAGCATGTCCACGAAGAACGCGAAGCCGCCGAGGTCCTGGATGACCTTGTTGCCGCCGCGCGTGTCCCGGACGAACATGATCCGGTCGATATTGTCATCCAACTGGAGCACGCCCCAGCACCCTCGACGCTCCGCCTCACGTGCGGCCGCCTCCCGGCCGGGGAACGCCCCGAAGAACCCCCCACGCTCCGGCGGGGTGTCAGGGCTCATCCAGTGCTCACTCGCGTACTCGTAGGCCCAGTCGTCGGAGTACGTCACGACCTCATGCTCGTCGGGCTCCAGGTCGTCGGCGTGACGCTCGTTCGCGACCCACACAATGTCGGCCACCCCGGCCGCGTGCATCTGCTCGAAGAACCGGCCCACGGTCCTCTGCTTCAGGAGGGGGCGGCCTCCAGTGATGACGGAGACGAGGAGCCCCCCACGGTCAGCCTCGCTTGTGACGAACATCGACAGCCCCCAGATCGAACAGCGCCTCGGAGGCGGCGAGCGCCTCGTCCTTCGTCTCGAAGGTGACCACCACGTCAAACCCGGAGGAGCCCCCCGCGGCCGCCACAGCGTCATCGTCGTCGGAGGTCCCGGCGTTCTCGAAGTCGTCCATGATGCCCTGCCAGTCGGCCAGGCCGAGCACGTCCGCGAACTCCTCCCCGATGGCCTCCAGTTCGCGGGCGAGTTCGGGGAAGTCCCACGACGTGAAGTCGGCCGTGCGGTTGTCCGCGACCCGGTAGGCGCGAGCCTCCTCCGGGGTGAGGTCCGCGGCGATCACGGGGACGTGCTTCAGCCCGAGCGTCTTCGCCGCCTGGAGCCGTGTGTGCCCGGCGACGATCACCCCGTCCCGGTCCACGATGATCGGCTGTTGCCAGCCGAACGCGCGGAGGGAGTGAGCGACCATCTCGACGGCGCGCGCCGGGATGCGTCGGGGGTTGTTCTTCGCGGGCTTGATGGTGCCGATGGGCACGACGGTCGGGGTCCCGAGGTCCCGCACAAGGGGGGTGGAGTCTGCCATGTGAACCACTGTACCTGAGCGGCCGTGATCCGTGCTACAGTGTAACTACCGCACGGGGAGGGACCCCGGACCCGGATCGGAAGGACCGACACCATGACTGAAGAGAAGATCGACCTGATTGCGAAACTCCTCGCGAAGGCCGAGAGCACCACGCCCGAGGAGGCCGAGGCCCTCACGGAGCACGCCGAGCGGCTGATGGTCAAGTACGCCATCGACCAGGCCGTGATCGATGAGCGCCGGGCACGCGAGGGCAAGAGTCACGAGCGCATCACGGAGGTCAAGGTGTCCTTCAGCGGCACCTATCGGGAGGCGCTCCTCGACATGGGGACGAACGTCGTCTGGGCGCTGGGCTCCATGCGTCCCCTCGCCGCATCCGTGGGTAACCGTTCGGTCCTGTTCATCGTCGGCTTCGAGTCGGACGTTCAGCAGGCCGAGGTCCTCATCCGCTCCCTCCAGGTGCAGGCCCTCGTCGCCATGCGCGTCTGGTGGAGGGCGAACGCGGCCCGCTACCGCTTCGGCTCCGACTGGGACCGCCGCCGGGCCCGTGACCACTTCATCCGCGGCTTCGGCCACGGGGCCTATGTCCGCATCGACTCGAATCGGCTCCAGGTGATCGAGGAGGCCGGGAGCGGCACGGACCTCGTGCTCGTGGACCGGAAGACGCGCGTCGATGAGTTCGTGGACGGGATGAACCTCCGCAAGAGCACCCAGCGCGAGAAGCGGTGGGACGGCTTTGCGCAGGCCCACGGGAACCTCGCCGGGCGTGAAGCGAACACGGGCGAGAAGGGCCTCACCCACGGCAAGGTGCTGGAGGCGGGAGCATGACGAACGAGGAGCGCGCCGCGATCCTGGCGCAGACGTGCCCGAACTGTCAGGCCCCGAACGGTGAGCCCTGCAACGCCCCCACTCAGACCGGCCGCAGGGTCGTCTCCTGGTTCCATCTTGCACGAGTCACGGCGGCACGAAATGGCGACTAAAGCGAAGGCCCAGCAGGAGCACCCCGAGAAGGGCATCCTGTACCGCGTGAACGGCGGCGAGCCGGTCCGTGCCGAGGACATGGCCTGGGGGGGAGTCTTCCCGTGGGACGTGGTGGAGCGGAAGCACCCGGCGAGCCCGTGGTACGTCTGCCCCTCGGAGCCGCCCGTGTTCCTGGCCTCCTCCCCCGACCACCACCCCGGCCCTGACGGCCGCTACCGATTGGAGGGCCCGGTATGGCCTCCCCGCTGACCCTTCCCGTGCTGATCTTCGCCGGGGGACTCGGTGAGGCTCGCACCTACGCCGAGGCGAACCGTCTCGGGCGTCACTGGGTGTTCGTCCGGGACCCTGACCAGGCCCGCTACCTCCCCGCCCGCGCCGTGGCGATACTCCCCGGCTTCGAGCGGAACTCCCGTCACGCGCTCCTCGCTCCTCTCGCTGAGGTCCTGGAGCACGAGCACGGCCCGCACGTCCCCATCACCGCAACCGCGAAAGGCTGAACCCCATGGATAACGAGAAGATCACCCCGCCGGAGGACCTGGAGGCCGCGCTGACCGCGGCGCTCGGTGACGTGCTCCTGACCGGTAATCAGGCCCTCGTGGCTGAATCGATCCTCTACTCGGAGTCGATGCAGGACTACCTCCGGCCCCGGCTCGCCTCGGGTGAGACGGCCACGGAGGAGGGTCCCGAGGAGCCCATCACCGTCACCTGCACGGTCAAGGTCCCCCTCTCCTCCCCGCCGGAGGCCGCCGCCGCCCTCTCCCATGTCCCGATCAACGCCCGCATCACCTACGAGACGGGCTCCGGCATTCTCTCCGGCATCCTCGGGGTCGGTGCGCTGATCGCCACCTGGACGGAGGAGCGATGAGCAAGCCCCGCCCCGGCTACATCTTCACCCCGGCCGAATGCCCGAACCGTGAGCACCCGAAGCCGATGACCGGCCTGTGCGGGCTCTGTGGCGTGAACGTATCCGGCTACCGCTTCGGGCGTCACACTCTCCCCCGCATCATCGGCTGGTCGCTCCTCATCGGCGCGATCTTCACCGTCGCCGTCCTCGTCACCGGATGCTCCGCCCAGCCCACCGCTGAGGAGGAGTTCATCGAGAAGGTCCGCACCGTCGCCGCTCAGAACGGCTACGGGTGGTCGGATGACCTGGAGGAGGCCGCCCTGACCCTCGGTGCGGTCACCTGCCGCGACCTGGATGAGGGGCGCACGCTCGACGCGATCCGAGATGAAGTGATCGCCACTGCCGACAACGTGGAGTCCGGGCGCGTCACCCTCGCCGCCGTGGACGCCGCACCCGCCACCCTCTGCGAGGAGTACCGATGAACGACTGCACCTGCCCCGGCTTCGACTTCCGCCGCACCGGCATTCACCGCCCCGACTGCCCCCGCCACGTGGTGAGCCCTCTCGGCCTCACGGAGGAGCACCGGGCCGTGTTCTCCTACCCCGGATCGATCCTCGGGCCCACACCGGACACCTACGGGCCATGGCGTCCCACGCTCGCCGCGGCCGCCCAGGACCGCGTGCCCCGCTCCGAGGAGACGCTCGGCTGGCGTGCCGGATTCCAGAAGCGCCTCGTCGGCCCCGTGAGCCCCGAGCCCGTCATGGTCGAACTCGACGCGATGCCGATGCTCTCCCACACCACCGACGAACCGACACGGGACGCCCTGAAGGGCCTGCACGGCCTCTGGCTCGACCCGGACGCCTCTGCGCGGTCCCTCCCTACCGACACCCCGGCGGTCTTCACCACCGTCCGCTCCGGCCAGATCGTGTACCGCGAGGATGGCCAGCCCGCCGAGGTCTACACCCTCCGCCCCGATTGGAACCAGCGATGAATCCCTCCGCACTCCCCGAGGGCACGGCCATCCGTGTCTCCTACCCGGACCACGCAGGCGCGAGCATCGAACTGGAGCGCACCAGCGACGGGTGGGCCGAGGTCGGCTATCACTGCGTGGACTGCGCCGCAGACTGGACGTACAAGCCCGAGGGGCTCGTCTCCACCGGGGACGCGCACTCAGCGAGTAAGGTCGGGGACCTCGACGCCATCCTGGAGCGCGAAGGCACCTGGGAAGTCGTCAGCGTCTCCGCCGCATGGCTCCGTGACGAACTGACCGGGCTCCTCGACTCCCTGGATGACCACGTGACCCCGGAGAACGTCCACACGGCGCTCAGGGACCTCGCGATCGATGCGGGCCTCTCGTGACACGCGCCGTCACCGCCCTCGGGGATGGAGAACGCGGGCAGGCGGTCATCCACGACTATGAACTCGTCGTCGCCCCCGCGTACCTCCTCCAGGAGTTCCAGCGGCTCATGCTGGAGGAGGCCACCGCACGGAGGCTCGACGTGACCGTGGAGTACGAGCCCGAGCATGCCCGGCACGTGGTCCGGTGGAAGCCGACCAACGCTGAGCCCGGCGTGAGCATCATTCGACGGTAGTTCGAGCGGTAGACTCACGCCCAGCCCCGCAGGACGGGGAACACGAGCCCAGGAGGCCATCATGCAGAACCAGAAGACACCCGACCCGGACGCCCTCGCCCCGACACCGCACCAGCAGAACGCGAGCATGAAGCGCGCGAACCGTGCATCGAACCGGAACGAGGCTCTACGCCTCCGCAAGCAGGGCCTCTCGTTCGACATGATCGGAGCCCGGCTCGGCGTCCAGGGGGCGACAGCCTCGAACTGGGTCCGTGAGGCCATCCGCAACGCCCCCGCTGAGGACGTGGAGGACGTGCGCTCGCTGGAGTTGGAACGCCTCGACATGCTCCTCGCCGGTAACTTCACCAGCGCCGTCCGTGGGGACGTGCGCGCCGGGGAGTTCGTGCTGAAGGTCATGGAGCGCCGGGCGAAGTACCTCAACCTCGACCAGCAGGCGGCCGCGGGCCTCCAGGAGGTCGGGAACCTGCTCGACCGTCTCGTGTTCGGTGGGGACGAGTCGTGAGCGCGTACGACACGGATTGCCCCGCATGGGACTGCCCACACATCTCGACCCTCGACTGGCGGGATGGCCTCCGGTGCGCAGAGCACCCCTGCACGTGCCAGGACGGCCGTGAGCGGCCCAGAACGTTCCACGAGGCATCCCAGGACCTCGGGGAGGCGTTAGACGCTCTACGGGCCATCTGGGAGGTCCCGCTGATGAGGCTCCTCGGGTGGATGGCGAAGCGGCTCCAGGTGTGGGGGCGTGCGATGAGGACGCGGGGCCGATGATGGCCTGGGATGACCTCGACGCGCTGGAGGAGAAGACCTACCACGTGCGACGGCTCCGCATGCACGACCAGCACCACACGACCGACGAGATGCACGACTACGAGAACCGGCTCCAGAGGGCCGAGATGGGCGACGACCTCGATGACTACTGAGCAGATGGACTGGCTGGACGACGAGCGGGCCGGGAAGCATGAGCGCCGGGAACTCCCCTACGACACGATCCCGGCCGCCGAGCACACGATCACCGTGAAGACGGACTGGCCGATCCCGGCGAAGACTCTGGCCGCGCTCACCGCCGCCGCACCGGAGCACGCCGACGTGGTGGTCACGATCCATCAGGGCGGCTCCCAGCGTGACCCGTACCCCACGGGGGCGACCGTCATCGCGAAGTGGATCGGCCGGTGAGACTCCGCCTCACCATCACCCTCGACGTGAAGCGCGCGCAGAAGCCCCAGCCCGTGGAGGAGCCGCACGAGACGTTCGAGTCGAACGGGTCCCTCGCAGACTTCGGCCCGGTCCCCCGATACGTCGGCTTCGTCCCCGAGGAGTGACGTGGGCAAGGCGAAGCGGCCGCCGTGCCCGAACCCCGGCAAGAAACGCTGGACCTACCAGGGCGAAGCCGTCCACGCCGCCATCGGGGCCTCACGCTCCTACGGCAAGCCGATGAGGCACTACCACTGCATCTGTGGCGGCTAGCACATAACGTCGAAGGTGAAGCCGGTTCGCCCGGTAGACTCGCCGCATGAACGAGGGCTTCGTGGACTACCGTCACCCGGTGCAGGGCTGGGTCATGCCCCTGCCCGTCGAGGACGCGCAGAACCCGCCTGAAGTGTTCTACGTGAAGGGCGCACGCCTGGAGCGCGCAGACCTCCAGCCAGCACCCCGTGAGGACGCCCTGGCGCTCATCATCGCCCGTGCCCTCCAGCGTGAGTGTGAGCCGGGCACGTGGGAACTCCTCCCCCTCGGTCGGCAGGACGTGTGGCTGGGCCGGGGCCGCATCGCTCTCGGTGCGCTCATGGCTGAGGGAGTGGTGTCGGCGTGACCGGTGCCGCGTTCGGGCTGTCCCCGAAGCAACAGGAGTGCATCCGCCGCACCGCCCACCGCATCAACATCTGGGACGGGGCGATCCGCTCCGGCAAGACGCTGTCCAGCATCATCGCCTGGCTCGACTTCTGCCGGTACGGTCCCCCCGGCCCTCTCGCCATGATCGGGAAGACGCTCCAGACTCTCTCTCGGAACGTGCTCGACGTGATCGATGAACTCCACCCGGCGGCGATCCAGTACACCCGTGGCGCGTCTACCGCCCGGATCATGGGCCGCCTCGTCCACCTATTCGGCGCGAACAACGCCACGGCGGAGACGAAGATTCGAGGGCTCACCCTCGCCGGGGCCTACCTGGATGAGGCGACCCTCGTGGCGGAGCAGTTCTTCGCCCAGTTGCTCGGCCGCATGAGCGTCCCCGGCGCGAAACTGTTCTGCACCACGAACCCCGACTCGAACCGTCACTGGCTGATGCAGAAGTACATCAAGCGCGCCGACGAACTCTCCCTCATCCGGCACCACTTCCGCCTGACCGACAACCCGTCCCTCTCCCGTGAGTACCTCGACGCGATCAGCAAGGAGTTCACCGGGCTCTGGCGGAAGCGGTTCATCGAAGGGCTCTGGGTCGGCGCTGACGGCGCGATCTATGACCTCTGGGATGAGGAGGCGCACACCATCCCCCGCGAGTGGCTGGTGCGGAAGCGTGCGGACGGCACCTGGGAGCCACGGCAGGGCATCGTCATCGAGCGGACCCTGATGGCCGGGCTCGACTACGGGCAGACGCACGAGACGCGCGCGTACCTCCTCGGGCTCGCCAGGGTGACGCTCGACAAGGCCGGGCGCATCCTCCCCGATGGGGCAGGGCCGGACGTGGAGACGACCACCCGGTACAGCCTCATCGTCCTGGACGAGTTCGCCCCGAAGCACATGACCGTGGGCAAGCATGCGAGCGAGTTCCTGCGCTGGCTGAAGGAACAGCCCCTCCCGGCGTGGCGCGACCCGGAGTGGATCGCCGTGGACCCGGCCGCGAAGGTGTTCCGCACCGAACTCCACGACAAGGGCTACACCACCCTCGCCGCGTCGAACAAGGTCCTCCCCGGCATCCAGACCATCGCCTCGCTCCTCGCGTCCGGTGGGCTCTACGTGGTGAAGGAAGCGAACCCGCATCTCGTAGACCGCATCCCGCAGTACCTCTGGGATGAGAAGGCCACCGAGCGCGGTGACACGAAGCCGATCAAGGAAGACGACGACGAGGTAGACGCGCTCCGATACACCGTCATGTCGTCCATCCGTGAGTGGCAGGACGTGGTGCCCCTGCACGTGCCGGACCTCGCGGAAGCCGCCTGAGCCGGTAGCATGACGGACGACGGCGGGACCGTCACCCCGAACTCACCCGCGGAGGCTGGACCCCCGCCCTCGTGCCCCTGGAGGCCATCTCATGCCGTTCCCCGCAGACAACTCCCCCTGGCCTCTCGAAGGCCGACGCTATGACCGTGTGGCGGAGCGCTCCGTCTGGTACGCGGGCGACCCGGACGACCTGGAGGCGTTCTACTCGGGGACGCAGGGCACCACGGCGAAGATCGCACGCTGGGAGGGCGGCGGCATCTCCGGCGGGCTGTTCAAGAAGGACCGCCAGCCGGTACAGGAGCAGACCTCCTCGAAGTTCTGGGGCCAGCACGTGGACGGCGACGAGAAGGTCCACCTGCCCGTGCCGGAGAAGATCGCCCACATGAGCGCGGAGGCGCTGTTCTCCGACCCGCCCCGCTTCGTGGTGGAGGGTCCCACGGTGAAGGACCCGAAGACGGGGAAGGTCACCCCGGCCCCCTCCACGGCCGCCACGCAGGCCCGGCTCGATGCTCTCGTGGAGCAGACCGGGCTCCTCGCTACCCTCCTCAGCGCGGCCGAGACGGCGAGCGCGCTGGGCTCCGTGGCGCTCCGCATCGGCTGGGACAAGGACGTTGCCCCGCACCCCACCGTGTCGCGTGCTGACGCCGACTCCTACGATCCGTTCTACTCGTGGGGGGTGCAGACGGGCACGCTGTTCTGGCGCGTCGTGGAGCAGACGGCATCGCAGACGTTCCGGCACCTGGAACTGCACGAGGGCGGCGCGATCTACCATGCCCTGTACGTGGGCACGGAGGTCAACCTCGGGCGCGTCATCCCGCTCACCGAGCACCCGGCGACACGCCCCTACGCCGAGCAGGTGAACGAGTTCGGGGCCACGTTCTCCCGGCCCGGCCTCACCACGGCCGTCTCGATCCCGAACATGCTCCCGGACCCCCTGGACCGGCGCTCGAACATCGGCCGCTCCGACTTCACCCCGGCGACCATCGGACTGTTCTCCGCCATCGACCGGACGGCCACGAGCCTCATGCGAGACGTGGAGGACGGCGAGAGCAAGTTGCTCGTCGCGGACTACATGCTCCGCAACATGGGCTTCGGCAAGGGTGCGGCGTTCCCCGCCGACCAGCGCATGTTCGTGTCGCTGAAGCGCCAGCCGGGCGAGCAGGGCCAGGAGGCCCCCATCGATCAGGTCCAGTTCGACATTCGGGTGGAGGAGCACCTGGCGATCCTGAAGGACTTCAGCGCGAAGGCCATCGAGGCGGCAGGCTTCACCCCGGACGAGGACCAGGGCGGGGATGCTCCCGACATGACGGCGACCGAGTACGTCGGCCGGAACAAGCGCACCCTCGCGACCCGCGACAAGAAGGTCCTGTACTGGCGTGACGCCCTCTCGCGTCTCCTCACGAGCCTCCTCATCATCGACCGGGAGGAGTTCGGCGGCACGTTCGAGCCGATGCCCGTGAAGGTCGTATTCCCGGATGCCGTGCAGGAGTCCCCGAAGGTCCTGGCCGAGACGGCGGGCGCGCAGAAGAACGCCGACGCCTCCAGCCGGTACACCCGCGTCAAGACGATGCACCCCGACTGGGATGAGCCCGACATTGAGGCCGAACTGAAGCGGATCGAGGACGAGACTCCAGCCCCGCTCGACCCGAACACGTTCGGACTCCCCCCGGCACCCGGCACGGCTGACCCGGATGAGGTCGAGGAGGAGGCGGTCGCCTGATGGCCGTCTCGCCCATCTTCGCGGCTTCACTCTCCGAGGAGGTCGCGCGCATCTACGAGGACGCCGAACTGCGCATCCTCTCCGCGCTCGTGGCCATGCTCCAGGACGGCATCACCGAGGACTGGTGGGAACGGGACGTGCTGGAGCGCCTCCAGACGCTCCGCCCCCAGGTCCTCGCCATGCTCGCGAAGGTGAACCCGCAGGCGGCGGCGGCGATCACCGCGGCCATGGAGGAGGCTTACGGGATCGGCGCGCTGGCCGCGTACCGGGAGGTCGGCACTCAGGCTGTGCCCGTAGCGCACCAGGCGGCCGTCACGGCTCTCGCGACGGCGACTCTGGGTAAGACGGTGGAGGCGGCCCCGTTCATCCTCAGGGCGGCCGAGGACGCCGCGCGTGCGGTCGTGTCTGAGGTCCTCCGTGGCACCACCACCGGGACCCTGCTGAAGCGTGACGCGCTCCAGCGTGCGCTCAATGGGCTCGTGCGGAACGGCTTCGCCCAGGTGCCCGTGGGCAGGGGGAAGATGGGCGCGGCCGACTATGCCCGGATGGCGGTGCGGACGGGGACGGCTCAGGCGATGATCGCCGGGCACGTGACCGCGCTGAAGGACCTCGGGCAGAACCTCGTGACGATCACGCCGGGGCCGCGCGCGTGCAAGGTGTGTGATGAGTGGGCGGGGAAGGTGCTCAGCACGGATGGCACCCCGGCCGGGCGTTACCTCCTCCCCGGCGAGGGCTCCGAGGCCGAGGTCTGGGTCACGGTGGACGGCACGCTGGACGAGGCTCGCGCCGCTGGGTGTTTCCACCCGAACTGCCGGTGTGCGATCCGGGCGTACATCGTGGGCCTGTCCCGACGCCGTGATGTGACCGACCGGCCGAAGTGGGACGAGAAGGGCTACCAGGCTCAGCAGGAGCAGAGGGGCATCGAGCGTGCGATCCGCCGGGCGAAGGAACTGGAGGCGGTGGCACTCTCCCCGGAGGCGAAGGCCGCGGCCCGTCAGAACGTGAAGGCGGCTCAGGCGCGCATGCGTGAGCACATGAATCGGCACCCGTTCCTGAAGCGTCAGAGCGCGCGCGAGCAGGTGCTTCGGCCCGACGATTGAGCACTATCCTGCACATTCACGCCGATGTGCAGGATAGTTCCCATGGCTCGCGGCCTAGCACAGGTGCGGCCGTCGTGTCCAGCCGCAGACGGCCGTGGAACGGGCCCTCTCCGCCGCTCTGCGCGGCTCACCCCCCGTCTGCATAAAAGCACCCCGCCCCTCTGCCGTTTGGCGGATACACGGATGCGGCAGTCTAGGGGGCGTACTGGCACCGCCCTCGCATCCGCACCCCGTCTGGCACTCCTCCACCCGTCACGGGGTCCCGATGCCGCACGCGGCCGTCTAGCGCGGTATGCTGAGCGAACTATCACCCGCCGAGGAGCCCCAGGAGGACTCAGAACATGGCCGACACCGCCACCAGCACGACCGACGCACAGACCACGACGGACGCTCAGAACGGGGGCCAGGCGGCCACCGACGCGGCGAACGCCAACGGCACCCAGGGTGCTCCCAACGCCGACGCACCGAAGCCCGGCGAGGCTCCGAAGCCCGCCACGGACGCTCCGATCAACACCGCGACCGGCAAGCCGTGGACGCTGGACGACGCCCTGAGCACCATCAAGGACCTCCGCGACAAGGACGCCTCGAAGCGCGTCGAGCGCAAGGGCCTCCCGGACGCACTCCGCACCCTCGCGGAAGCCGCCGGGCTCGAACTCCCCGACGAGACTCCCACCGTGGAGACGCTCGGCCGGGACCTCCAGGCGAAGTCCGTGGACCTCGAACGCGCCACGGAGCGCGCCGGTAAGGCCGAGGCTGACCTGGCCATCCTGCGCGCCGCATGGGCCGCTGGCATCTCCCCCGACCGGGAGAAGTACCTGACCTTCGTTCTCTCCGACGACACGGAGGTCAAGGCCGCACGCGGAACCGACCAGTTCAGTGCTACCGTGTCGTCCAAGATCACTGCTCTCGCGGGCAGTGACCCCATGCTGAAGGGCAACGCCGGGAGCGGTGGCCGTGCATCGGGGCCTGACTCGTTCGGTGGAGCCAACGGGTCGAGCGCGATCACCCCGGAGAAGTTCGAGGCCATGTCCTACGACGAGCGTCTCGAACTCTTCCAGAAGAACCCCGAGGAGTACCGCCGACTGTCGGCGGGCTGATACTCCCCTCGACCTGACTTGAAAGGCAGGAACCCAGCATGGCAACGACCATGAAGGCCGACCTCATCGTTCCCGAGGTCTACGCTCCCGTCGCCGTCAAGGAGGCCGCACAGGCCGCCGTGATGACGCAGGTTGCGACCGTGGATGACACCCTCGTCGGCCAGCCCGGCGACACGGTGACGTTCCCGAAGTTCAACCGCATCAACCCCGCGGCTGACCTCTCCGAGGGCGTCCCCATCGTCCCGCAGAAGTTGACCACCGATGACATGACCGCGACCGTCCGTGAAATCGGTACGGCCGTGGAGGTCACCGACACCGCGGAACTGACCGCACTGGGCAACCCGTCCAGCCGCGCACGTGTCGCCATCTCTGAGGCTCTGGCCGAGAAGATGGACATTGACCTGCGTGCGGCCGCGGAGTCCACGGTCGGGTCCAGCCCGATCATCCTCCCCGCCGCCGACGCGCTCGACTGGGCCTCCATCACCGCCGCCATCGCGGCGTTCGGTGACAAGTGGGACCCGACGAAGGTCGCCGGTATCATCATCCACTCGCGCCAGCACGTGGGCCTGCTCCGTGACGAGAACTTCAAGTCCTCGCTCACGTTCGGCTCCGGTCAGGTCATCATGCGCGGCCAGGTCGGTTCGCTGGCGGGCAACATCCCCGTCATCATCTCCGACGCGGCCACGAAGACCGAGGGCGCGACGGACGCCGAGGACACCTACAACGCCCTGGTCATCCGCAAGGGTGCCCTGGGTCTGCTCTACAAGCGCCGCGCGCTCATCGAGCAGGACCGTGACATCTACGCCCGCATCACCGGCTTCGCCATCACGGCGCACCTGGCGACGAAGCGCCTGGATGACAAGGGCGTCGTCGTCCTCCCGACGCGGGCGGTCATCTGACATGGGCCTGTCGTTCTGGAACCGTCGTCGCCGTGAGGCGGCTGAGGCTGGTGAACTCCGTGACGCGGAGGTCGTGGCTGAAGCCGCCGAGGCGACCGCGGGCCAGGGCGGCACTGAGGGTGCGGAGGGTCACACCGGCACGGACGTGACCGCTCCGCCTCTCGGGGCCCCTGGCTCGGAAGGCATCGACACGGGTGGAGACACTCACGAGGATGCCGCACAGGAGGCCGTGGGCGATGCTCAGGGTCCCGAGACGCAGGAGCAGGGCCAGGAGCCCGCTGGAGACGCTGAAGACGTTCCCGAGGGTGATGACACCCAGGAGGACGAGAACGGCGACGAGAGCGGCGCTGGTGACGTGCCAGAGGACACTGAGGAGGTCGAGGAGTCCCACGAGGACGCCGAGCCCCTCCCGAAGCCCTCCGGCGCGGCCAGCAAGGCCGACTGGACGGCGTGGGCACTCGACCCGCGTGGCGGAGCCAAGACGGAGGAGGACCTCGCGGGCCTCACCCGTGACGGCATCCGCGACCTGTTCGCCTGATAGACCGACACACGAGGGGGTCGGGGACGCGCTTGACGCTCCCCGGCCCCTTCGCCATAGAAGGGACAGCCAGCATGGCTCGCATCTACGCAACCACCGAGGACCTCCCGGAGGCACTCCGGGGGGACCCGAACGCCGAGGACCTGATCCGCCGGGCCTCGAACCTCGTCACGAACGCCATCGCCTCCGCGATCTTCCCCACCGACGCCTACGGGATGCCGCTCGGGGACGACCTGGAGGCCGCGCGTGACGCGGTAGTTATCCACGTTTCCACATGGTTGTCCACAGGCGTGAATCCCGTCACGGGGTACACCGCCAAGGGCAAGACCATCACGTCGAAGGGCTCGAACGGCACGACCGTCGCCTATGCGGCTGACCTCGCCGCGGAGGCTCACCTGAACATGCTCGCGGAGGGTGTCCGGCTGTCGCCGTCTGCGCTCGTCCCGCTGGAGGCTCAGGGGCTCCTCGACGTGCGACTCGTCGGCACCGGCCCCGCGGGCCGTCTCTACGCCCGCGAGTACCCGCCGCGCCGCTACGACTCGTTCCTCCCCCAGGGGACAGATGACGTGGCGGCTGGCTTCGTGTCATTCACGCGCGCCGAGGGCGTCGTCCGGCTCGACCTCAACCTCCGCACCCCGGCGGGCTCCACCGATCCCAGCGCCGTGCGCGTGGAGGGCGTGCCCGACTACCTCTGGCCCGAGGGCGTCATCTCGCAGAGCGTGGACGGCGGTGCGCTCGACGGCGCGCTCGTGACGTTCAACGCCGG